TGAGTATTGCTCCGAATGCTTCCAGCTCAATTATTATGGGAAACACATCACCTTCAATCGAACCTTATCGTGCTAATGCATACAGGCAAGATACATTGAGTGGAGCTCATCTCAATAAGAACCGATATCTTGACAAACTTATAAAGGAGAAATGTGATGAAGATTCAACGCTCGATTATAACGATATATGGTCATCGATTATCGCGAACGATGGATCAGTCCAGCATCTCGAATTTCTCGATCAATGGCAAAAAGACATATACAAGACTAGTATGGAGATCGATCAGCGATGGATTGTGGAGCACGCAGCTGACCGACAAAGTTACATTGACCAGTCACAATCCATCAACATTTTCTTTAGACCTGATGTGAACATCAAATATCTACACGCTTGCCATTTTATGGCATGGAAGCAAGGCCTCAAAACGTTGTACTATTGTCGTTCGGAAAAAATTGGCAAGGCGGATAAGGTGTCAAAACGAATTGAACGTCAAGTAATCGATGAAATTGATATGAAAGCGCTTGCTGAAGGTGAAACTTGTTTGGCATGTGAAGGTTGAGATGTTTGACGAAGATTGTTGGAAACTCTATCCCAATCAACGATTGTTGTTCAACAAACTTTGGATCGCAGAGATGCTTGGTTATCACTGCGGTCCATGTGGTTTGACGGTTGATGCAGACGGTTTGTATATGGTGAGACCGATATACAATCTCGATGGAATGTCAAGAGGAGCGAAAACAAAATACTTGAAGCAAGGCGATTGTTCAACTCCTCCTGGTTATTTTTGGTGTGAATACTTCACTGGAGCACATTATAGCGTTGATTTTACATACGAGCACGGTAAGTATGTGCAAACACTTGTTGTAAAAGCAGATAAAGAAAACGAATATAAATTTACTTCATGGACAAAACTTCCATTAACAAAACACAAATTTAACGTTCCTAGCTTTGTTGAATATTTCACACAAGGATCTATACCACATCTTAATATTGAATACATTGAGGATCGAGTAATTGAAGTTCATTTGAGAAGAAATCCTGACTTCTTGCATCACAAGTATTCGCGTTTAGATGTAGTATGGGCTTCATCGTGGGATAACGAACAATATCAAAAAACAAAAGGTGAATTCATACCAAGTCAAGAAAATGTGTTTGATGAAAGAGGGGATATAATTGACACAAGGCTTGGTTTCTATGGCAGAGGTGTTATTGCAGCAAAACAACATATAACCAAAGAAGATTAAAAAGTATAATTTCTCATGCCTGAACCATAGATATTTATAAATAAAACATATGGTTCAAGCATGAGGTAAAAATGAAACCGACATATCTGTATGTGAAACAACATGAAATAACTGGTCTAAAGTACTTTGGCAAAACCCAAAAAAAAGATCCCTTTAAATATCAAGGTTCTGGCTTGTACTGGAAAAGACATATTAAAAAATATGGGAACAAAATAAAGACCCTATGGATACAGCGATTTGATAATATTGATGAGCTCACGAGAACAGCAATAGAGTTTAGTGTAAAAAACAACATAGTTGAATCAGCCGAGTGGGCAAACATGAAAAATGAAAATGGGTTAGATGGGGGAAGTGATCCAGGTAGAATTGCTTGGAATAAAGGTTTAACAAATTCTAAAGCATCTGCAAGAATGAAAAATAACAATCCAATGTTTAATGAAGAATCTAGAAAGAAACATAAGCAAAGCATCAACACACCCGAATCCCTAGAAAAAAAATCTAGGGCTAAGATGGGAAACACAAATACAAAAGGCAAGTCATGGTATAATAACGGAGTACAGTCAAAAATGTTTGATCGAGCACCTGAAGGTTGGGTTCGAGGCAGAATCAATCCACATTGGAATATAAACAGGAATAAACAATGAATATCCACGATAAAAAGTTTAAAGATCTAAAACTCACAGATGAAAGACCATATTTTAAACCATTTAAATATCCGTGGGCATACTCGGCATGGCTAAAGCACGAACAAAGTTCATGGCTACACACAGAAGTTCCTATGATGGAGGACGTTAAAGATTGGAAATCGAAAATAACACAGCAAGAAAAAGTGTTTTTGACGAACATATTTCGCTTTTTCACTCAAGGAGATGTGGATGTAGCAGGGGGGTACGTCAACAATTACTTACCATACTTTCCGCAGCCGGAGGTAAGGATGATGTTATGTGGGTTTGCTGCGAGGGAAGCACTGCATGTAGCTGCTTACAGTCATTTGATCGAGACATTAGGGATGCCGGAATCAACGTACAACGAATTTCTGCAGTATCAGGAAATGAAAGCGAAGCACGAATACTTTTTGTCTCTTGCCGGCCAGGACTCGAAAACAATCGCCCAGCAGATCGCTGCATTCAGCGCGTTTACAGAAGGGATGCAGCTCTTTTCGAGCTTTATCATGCTTTTGAACTTCCCCCGTCACGGAAAGATGAAGGGAATGGGGCAGATTGTAACGTGGTCGATTGTTGATGAAGCTGTTGCAGAGGGTACGGAGGTTTTAACTGAAAGTGGATGGAAAAAGATTGAAGATCTTGCTCTTTCGGAAAAGATTTACCAGTATGATATGAATACAAAAGCAACGTCATTTGTATCTCCGCAAAAGATACAAATGGTTGAGCGTGATCAATCTTATGTATTTGAATCAAATCATATTCATCAACACGTATCACCAAACCATAGAATGATTACTATGGGGGAAAACGGTGATGTCGGAGAAGTAACCGCACAAAACTGTCCTGATACCGTTAATCTAATTGTTAGTGGTAATAAAAACGAAGGGAATGACCATCTAACAGATGAAGATCGTGTATGCATACGGCTTATTGTAGATGAGGAGCTTGATGTTCAGTGGATTTATGATCAAATTCCTCACGTATCAGGTAATTGGGCTCGTGAAGCTGTTGAATATTATCTTGAATTAGTGACGTGAACTATGTTGTTTTATAAATAAATATAAACCAATAAACAAAAGGTGTATTCATGGTTTATATTGTTTATAAGACAATCAACAAAGCAAATTCAAAAATATATGTAGGTATTCATAAACAAAAATCAGAGGAATTTGATGGCTACTTTGGTTCAGGTCTGCTTTTATGGAATGCAATAAAAAAATATGGGCAGTCAAATTTTACTAGGGAAACATTGTTTGTTTATGATAATATTAATGATGCAAGACAAAAAGAAAGAGAAATAGTTAACGAAGATTTTTGTAAACGCAAAGATACATATAATATTTCGTTAGGGGGTACAGGGGGGCATACTACTGCAGGATACAGTGAACAGCATCGACAAGAAATGATGGAAAAAAGACATAGAACAAACGTTTTAAAAGGTAATTATGTTTATGCTGGTGAAAAGCTGCAAAAAGCACGGGAACGAATGAAACGTGTAAGAATACAGCCCGATAATAAAGGAAGAAAACATACTAACAGTGCCCTTCGAAATTTAAAAAATGCCTATGATAAAAGAAGGGGTAAGTATAAATGGATCACTAATGGTTCTGATACAAAGCTTTTTTCTTTTGGTGAACAGCTTCCACAGGGTTGGTATTTTGGAAGAGGGTCTGATGTACCAAAATGCACTGGTCATACAGATGAAACGAGGCGTATAATTTCAGCAAAGATACAAGGTGATGTGTGCTACAATAATGGAATAGTTAATTTAAAGCTAAAAAAGCATCAAACACCACCAGAAGGGTTTGTAAAAGGAATGATTCAACACCGTAAGGCATTTAAATGGATCACGAATGGAATTAATAATAAAACACATTCACTAACAGAAAGCATGCCTGATGGTTGGGTAAGTGGTAGAACAATACAAAGGAGAAAAAATGTCTAACGTGGAGCAAGCTTTTCAAACACTAGCAAATGTTGCTGGTGGGGCTATTGTTAATAAGAAATTTGTTTTTGTTGAAACAACAGAAATTATAAAAAAATTTCTCCAACATGAGATGCGCAAGTTTTATTGTGTTGCTGTCCCTGGGAAAGCTTTTTTTATTAGATCAAATGGAAAAATATCTGTAACAGGTAACACAATGCATTCTGAATCAATGATCAAGCTGTTTAGAACATTTATTGAAGAAAATAGAGACATTTGGAACGATGAATTGAAATCGTCAATATATGTTATTGCAGAAAAAATGGTCCAACTCGAGGATAAATTCATCGATTTATGTTTTAATCTCGGTCCAATGGAAGGTCTGACGTCAGATGATGTTAAACAATACATTCGTTATATTGCAGATCGTAGGTTGATTGCTCTTGGTCTTAAAGGAATCAACAAAGTAAAGAAAAATCCATTGCCTTGGGTGGAAACAATGATAAACAGCCCAACACACACCAATTTCTTTGAACAGCGTAGTACCGACTACGCAAAAGGAGCTTTATCAGGATCGTGGTCTGATGTTTGGGCCCAATAATCAAGGTGTTATATAATGTTATGTGCGTATACCTAATAGTGACAGGTTTTTAAAAATTATTAAAAATATAAATAGATCATTAGATATCTTCTCGGAGAAATTTGTATGGTCCATTATAGTGTTATTAACAATGATCCTCAGACAGTGGTCACATTAAAACAAAGAATACAAGAGGGTATCAAGCCTACGCATTTGTATAAAGTGATGTGGGTTCGGTTACTTGTTGAGAAAGCAGTTGGGGATAGTTTTTGTGAGAAATTATATCGTACATTAAACCCTGATGTGAACCCTAAATGTAAGCAATGTGGTGGTAGCGTCAAATTCTACCATAAGAATTTTTGTCGGGGATATCAGACGTATTGTTCATGTAGGTGTAAAGCAATTGATCAAAAATCATATTTGAATGGTCAAAGGGTTGATGTTGTCGATCGACGAAAAAAAGCAGCTGCTCTTGCCGTACAAAGCAGAACACGTGAACAGCAGCAAAAAATAACAACAAAAGTCATTACAACAAAAATACAGCGTTATGGTGTTGATTTTGATCAAAAAATATCGTTAAAACAAAAGAAAACAATGCTTGGTGATTTTATCTTTAATCTCCTTTATTCTTCGCCAAAATTTCTTCATGAACAATATGTTTTAGATAATAGATCAATGATAGGTATTGCACGTCAATTGAACATATCTGATAATGCTGTCAAAACTGCGTTGCTATATCATTCCTTCGATATAAGACAAAAGAAGTCAACGAGCTATCTTGAAAGCTTTGTTGAAAAATTTCTTAATAAAAATGAGATTAAGTTTGTTAAGAATGATCGAATGTCAATCAAACCGTACGAATTTGATTTTTATTTACCCCATCACCGAGTTGCAATAGAGGTTTGTGGTTTGTATTGGCACAGCTGTGACAATCAACATGTTAGTGATAATCGGCGGCTTAAAACGTACCATCAGCAAAAGTTTATCAAGGCTAATCAAAACAATATTACTCTCATAACATTGTTTGAAGACGAAATATTAAACATGCCCGACAAGATCGAGAGTAGATTGTCACACATATTGCATATTTCAACCGAGAGATATTTTGCACGTGGTTGTGTTCTGCGAGACATTGACAAACAAACAGCTCAACAGTTTCTAAATCAATATCATACACAATCATCGAAGGTTGGTACAATAAACAAAGGGCTATTCTATCAAGACATTCTTGTTGCTTGCGCTACATTTGGAAAGCCTCGATACACAAAACAGCATGATCTTGAGTTGTTGCGCTTTGCCACGCGGGGAAGTGTAGTCGGTGGTTTAAGTAAACTGGTCAAATCTGTTGGTAGCAGATCGATTGTATCGTACAGTGATAATAGATGGGGAACTGGCAGAGGATATGCGGCTGCTGGTTTTAATAAAGATGCAATCAATCCCCCATCATATTTTTATTTTAAGAAAAACGATCCCTCAAAAAAATATCATAGATCATCGTTCATGAAACATAAATTAGGAATTAACCGAGAAGATACACGCACAGAAGTGCAAGTAATGCTTGATCGTGGATTCATGAGAATATTTGACTGTGGTACGACAAGGTGGATTTTTGATAATAATCAATTTTAGATTATATAAATACAACTATGGGCATTCTAAAATCTATGTTTACCGAAGAGACTGATATACAAATCTGCACGAATTGTGATGCAGAGTATTCAATTACTCTTATATCAAACGACGATGATTATCAGCCATGTTTTTGCCCATTCTGTGGTAATGATCATAGTGATGAAGAAGATGACATTTATGAAGAGGAAAACGATGAACAATAATTGGAGTCTACATGCCCCAAAAAACACTTGTAGTGAATCATGCTACAGCAACGTTAGAGGTGTTGTTCAGTAATCTGAAACGTAATTATTGTTCACGGATTTATAAATATAACAATATTTTTGTGGAAAAACAATGATTAAACCTATGTCTCTAATGTTAATGCTGTTACTATGGTCAACTGGTCACGGACAGGTTTTGCCACCTGCTGCGCCACCTGTTGCACCTATCACAACAAATCCAACTAATGCATTACCACTATCAGCTCCCCTACTAGGGACAAACACACCACTGACTTTGCCCAATGATATTGCGCAAATTAAAGCTAAGAACGTAATTGTTGTAGCGATTAAAAGTGGAGATGTTCCTCCGTTTTTTGCAGGAGAAGGCGATGATATTCGTGGACTTGATGTCGAAATCTCCAAAAAAATAGCTGAAATATTGAAGGTTGATGTCAAATTCAAGAGAGATGCAAAGAGTTTTTCCGAAGTTGTTGAGCAAGTTGCTTCTGGCAATGCAGATATAGCTGTTTCAAAACTTTCAATAACTGGACCACGACTTCAAATTGTGAGATTTTCTATACCTTATTTGACGTTGCGTCAGAGTCTGGTAATAAACCGGTTATGGTTGAGTAACAACTCTGCCAATCGTCCGATTCACATTGTTATCAGAAATTTCGATGGCAAAGTAGCGTTCATGAAGGGATCAAGTTACGACACGTTTGCTAGAATTAATTTTCCAAAGGCAACATTTGTACCAGAAACTGATTGGAACGTGGTGATTAAAAAAGTGATGAGTGGAGAGGTTGCAGCTGGATTCCGTGATGAATTTGAAATTAAGAAAATATCGTTTGAAAATCCTGAAGCGTCTCTGACAACAAAATCGATAACAATTTCAGACTCTGTTGATAACATAGCTGTAGCTGTGAATTTCAAGTCAACTCATCTTCTTGCTATAGTGGATTTTGTTATTAAGAATGAATTTTCAAATATTGACACAAAAAAATTGATGAATCGTTACAAAGAGGAATCTAAATTGAAGGTGATCTCGAAATGACAAGATTGAAAAACGTATTAACAAATCCATGGACGATTCTCATATCGATTATTTCGTCTGTTGTGTGTGGAATTTATATTCCCGATGTCACAATTAATCTTGAAGTAATAGGATCGGTTTACATATCGTTGCTGAAGGTAGTTGTTTTACCATTCCTGTTAGCAACAATCTTGGTCGGTGTAATCTCGCTATTGCAGCGAGAAGGTAGTGCATCATTGATCCGAAAAATTGTTGTTGGGTTTGTTGCATCAATGATTGTTGCAGGAACTATTGGTGTTGGTAGTGTCTTAATAACATCATCTGAAATGACACCAGAGAAAAAAGTTCAGTTAGGATCTCTTGTCAATAGCAAAGATTCAAGTAGTGACATCAACATCACGTTACACGAGCCAATGCCTTCTGTTCCTGAAGTTAGTGCAATACAGATTGCTGAGAAATTTGTGCCAGAGAATATTTTCAAAAGTTTGGACATGGGGGAAAGTCTCAAAATTGTGATATTCTGTTTGATTTTTGGTGTTGCTCTTGGCAATATTAAATCAACAGGTCAGGAAATATTGGTTGATGTGTTGCAAGCAATACAACAAGCTGCAACATCAGTGTTCAAATTCCTTAACTATTTCCTTCCGCTAGCTCTTTTTGCAATGATATCAGCACAGGTTGCTAAAGTTGGTATAGGAATATTTGGAACAATGATTGAATTCATATTCCAACAAGCTGTTGGAGGTGCTATACTAATTGTATTGTCGACGCTTGTTATATGGAAAAGATCGAGAGAATCGATTGGTAAAGTTATTGCTGCAACAAAAGAAACATTAATTGTTGCTATCTCTACACGCAGTTCTTTAGCATGTATTCCTTACGCACAAGATGCACTTCAGACACTGAAGTATGAGCGAAGAGGTGTTGAGCTAATTGTTCCACTCAGTTTCACTGTCAATAGACTGGGATCTATTGTTTATTTTGCTATTGCCACGGCATTTATTGCAAACATTTACGATGTGCAACTGGGTGCAATTGGGTTGATTGTTGTTCTGTTTGGTAGCGTCTTAGCAGGATTGGCGTCAGCAGGAACAACAGGAATTCTCACAATTGCTACAATTGCAGTTGTTTGTGACTTGGTCAAACTACCAAGTGAAGCTGTTATCATTCTTCTGATAGCAGTAGATCCTTTGATGGATATGATTCGTACAGCCGCCCATGTACACTCAAATATAGCAGTATCAACATTTGTATGTGAAAAGCAGAATGGATAAGATCAAAGAGTTAGTTCTTGGCATTTTAACATGGGTAGGTGAAAGTGCATTTAGGTTGTTTGCTGTAATAATATTAGCAATTTGTACAATGGTTGGTTGGTTTGTATATACAGAAAAAGATTCGTTCATGGCTTCCTATCGTGCTCAACAAGCATTACCACGTATGAATGGTAACTATGAGGGTGCTAGCAATTTTATTTTTAAAAATAGTAAAACCGATCTTATAGCAATATTTGATGTCAATACTCTTCTTAACTCAAGAAAACTAGTTTATTTTGTGACGAGAGAGGGTAGAATAAAGACACACGATGGAACTGAGGTTGGATTGTTGACAACAAACCATGCAAACAACACTGATGTAATTGCTTTAATTCAAGGGGAATCTGTTTGTGGTTTTTATGAAAAGCCTCAAAGCTTTATCGGTTTTGCATACAAAGAAAAAGGAATCAACTACATGTGTAGGATCAGTGTTCCTGCTGAACCAGGTCTTTTTATTGGACAAATCAGTGTTGGTTGGAAACAAAAACCAGAAAATGATGAATCTGAAAAAATAATTTTAGCAATCGCTAGCAGCATGTTGTATAATAAAAAAGGAATGTAACATGAAATATTTTCTATCTATCGTTGTTTTACTGACGTCCTGCTCTTCAATATCTCAAAGTGAAATTGAACTTTTAAAGCGAGAGAATGATCGCGAAACAGCCATTTATCAAATATTCATTAATTATAAAGAAAAACAATAATGACAGGACGGGTGATTAGTAATTTTTTTATTATAGTCGGATATTCGTTAATTTTTTGTTTATCGATGTTTGTCATTTTATTGTATATTTTTGGGATCATGGTGATAGGTTGATGTGTTGACCTTTGTTGTATAACGTTGTACAATGGATTTATAATTTTAATGGAGATACAATGACAACAAACAATTTACTAGACAGTCTTTCTGACTTTTCTAAAATGTTCAATGAAGCAATGCAGTGTATCGAAGACGAGTCTGAAAAATACTGGAACAATCTTCCTAAAAACGAACAATTAAAAGTATTTTGTGCCGTGTCTCGTCGTATATTTGAAGGTGAACTCAAACAAAAGCGTTCGTATCGTGGTGTGTTGTATGATGTATTTCAATTTGGACCAGAAGCGTATGCACCAGCTCAAATGTCGGGTTACTTGAGCATTCATAATGCTATTGTCGATACTGATTACGACAAGAATTTAATAACAGCATTTTGTAAAAAATTTAACATTGAAAACGCTGAAGAAAAATACCTCGAATTTATATTGTAATTTAATTGGGATTATATTATATCATGTTTGTATATTGCAAAACGACGTCAAAGAAAACGAAAAAGCAAAAATTGAAACAGAAGGCAAGTTGGGAAGCTTACAAAGCAAAGTATGACGTGAGGGAAGCTCTGTTTGCTCCTACCAAAACAAGAGTAGCGGTTCCGGTTCTTCGACCTGGTGCCCTTGATTTCTTAGACAAGAAATCAATCAGTAGCGATCATTATGATACGTTTGCTAGCAAAAAGAATAAATATACAGGGGACAATATGATAGGGATTGCACAAATGCCCAAATCGAACGCTGTACCTGTATTTAACCACAATCACGTCCTTGAAATTTCGAGGATGCGACGTTCGCAAGGGGAGTAGCATGGTGATTCGTTCTTTAAGTAATTCGTTACGCACTTACTGTGATTTTGATTGTGATAATCCCCAGCACAGAATGTATTTTGATCAATTCTTGCGTACAGGATCGTGGAAAGACTGTCCAGTTCGTTTTTTCATCACTGATCGTTATCAAGATTGTGTGACAATGATTCAAGCTAAATTGCTGCATTACTATTTGAATAAAGAATTCAAGGAGAAGACATGAACAAAACCACACAAATTGTATTAGGATTTCTTCTGTGTTTGATTCCTGCGATCAGTTATGCTCACCACGGACATCATGGATATTACAAGCATCATCCGTATCATGGACCATATTATCCAAGAAGCTATCCGTATGTATGGAACACTGTTGTTCCTGCAATAGCAGCTGGAGCAATTGTATATTCCATCCACGATTGGCATTTACGTAATCAGGCATATAATAACTGCTCTCCTTGGACCGAAGTCCAACGTCCTGATGGCTCGATTGATAGAGTGAGAACTTGCTGGGAGACAAAATGATAAATACCACATACAATTCTTCTGTTTAGAGAAATTTTATGTGGAAAACTATCAAAAAGATCCTTAACGAATCACGTCCTCTTGAAGTTAGGAAAAAGATTTCCCAGGCAATGAAAGGGAAATCGAACTTTGAAGGTCATAGACACACTGCTAGTGCTAAATCAAAAATTAGGCAGGAAAGAGGTCACGATGATCAGGGCGAAGTAGGGGGTAGCAAGTGGGTGAGAACGACTGCGTATACGTCGAAAAAACCTGATAGAAGAATCAAGGGATCAAATATTCCTAAAGGGTACGAAAAAGGCAGATAAATCTTTTTTAAATTGTTATGATTTTTACTATTGTTAAGATTCGTGGTGGATTAAAGATTTACAACAACACAGAGAGAAATCTTCGCAAGTCTCTCAGAACTCCCTTTGAAGTGATTGAAATTGTTCGAACGCTGGAAATTGCTGAGCAACGTCTCAAAGAACTCAAAAGCTCCGGTGCATACAAAAAACCTAAAAAAAAGCGTCGAAAAAGACCGTATCGTCCACGTTTTGCGCAACTCATGCGGGAAAAAATGACTGGATCTGGTAACATCATGTATGGAAAAAAACATACTGAAGAAACAAAGCGAAAAATATCTGAAAAAGGGCTTGGAAATCAGAGAAAACGTGGAAAAAAACAAAGCGAGAAATTAAAAAACAATTACAAAAAAAAGCGAAAAACATGGGTCACTGTTGCTAAAGGATCCTCAGTATGGCATTGTCCAATCACAGGAAAAAATGTTCGTGCGGTTGAATGTCCTCCTGGGTTTGTTCATGGTTGGTCAGAAGATATTGCAGAAACGCTTCGATGGAAATTTCAGAACGTGCGTCTCATGAGAAAGTTACAAGGGAAATAAACAATTCTAGTTGATTTTTTATAAAATATCTGTATAATAAACGACATCAATTGAGGAGAGCAAATGCGTATAGAAGATTATGAAACAGATGAATTGGCAGAAGAACTCGAGCTTCGCGGTATTTCTGTCGAGCTGAATGAAATAGTCAAAAAATCATTAGAACTGATTTATGAAAAACGAAAATCCAAGCAGGATTACACAGAAGATCTTGATCAATTGATATGGAATACAATAGGAAGAATGTAAAATGAATCAATTAATCAAACAACTCTGTGAGCAATCACATACATACGCCTATAATCAGATTTATCATATTCCGATATCAAAATATGATTACAAGGAGATTTACAATACAAAATTGGTCGAATTAGTTTGTCAGGAGTGTTGTAGAATAGCTGATAGCTATCCTGATATTGTAGTTGATAACATAATAGAAGATATAAAGAAAATATACAAAACTAAAATACAAATTTAAATATGAAGAGGTAATGATGAAAGTTACAATAGGTAATTATTGTTCATGGTTCGGGCCTTATTTTTAGATCAGTCACTGAGCTGGACGACAACGATTCTGATACACCTAAGAGGACACTGCAATGAGAAAACTACACCCCGACATTGCTCATACAGCAAAAGAAATCATTGTTAAAGAAAGCGAAGGATTCCGACTTCGCTTAGAAAAATGGGAAGCCATTAATCCCAAAGGTCTTTTTGCATTGGATCTAATCCAAGAGAGCCTAGACGAAAACGGCAAAGTATGCTATTCAAGCACTTACAGTTTTAACATGACTAAGGAAGAATTACAAGCCCTTGCTTATGGAATAACCAAGATTTTGTGGAGTTAGGATTGTGATATTTCAGCCAGACAACTGGGTCATTATAGAGATTAATAAAGTAGTCAGTCACTATCACGTATTAGCTGGGTGGGACAACAACTCTATCTTTGGTGTTACATGGAAGCTTAGTTCAAACATAGAAACATTTGAACAAAACGATGACGAATTCGATTTTATTGGTTCCTGTAACGACATTTACAGATGTTCTCAAGAATCTTATTACCTTCTTGACAATACTTCACGTGCTTGGTCTGAAATCAAGCTGTTGCATGGCAATAATTGTAAATTGATGACTGAGAAGACGTGTTGGGCAAATTTATTTCAAATTAATTAGGGACATTATCACAATGAAAGAGCAGCTAGATGAACAGTTGGTTAAACGATACCCAAAGATATTTCGTGACCGTCATGGGGACATAGCGCAAACATGTATGGTTTGGGGGTTTGAATGTGGGGACGGTTGGTTTAATATTATCAATCAGCTCTGTTCTTGTATTCAAAATCGCATTGATTGGAGTGAGAAAGCAGGATCATCATATGTTATTGAACAAGTTGTAGCAACACAAGTTAAAGAAAAATTTGGGGGACTAAGGTTCTATTATAATGGTGGTGACAACGTTATTGATGGCATGGTGGGAATAGCTGAGGCAATGTCAACAGTAACATGTGAACAGTGTGGTTGCCCTGGAAAAATATTTCAAAAAAAATCTGGATGGATTACAACACTTTGTGAACGTCATCGTGATGATGGAATCCCTGATAAGCAGTACATTTCTTCAGAAAACTGTTGACTTTTAAAAGTGATTAATCTATAATGTTGATGTTGTAAACAACTTAGGGTTTCAATATGGGAACTAATTATTATGTTGTTGAAAATC